ATAATATATAATAATAAAATATGGCTGAAACATTTTTAGGTAGACTTAAAAAGCTGTTCTCAACAGACGTTGTAATTAGAAACGTAGGAGGAGACCAGCTCAAAGTAATGGATACAGATAATATCCAGAGCTTGGGAGTTCTACAAACAAATTCAGTGTATGATCGCTATGCCCGTTTATACACCACATCAGGGGGTTATAATTATAACCTTTCTCAACAACTTAATTATCCTACTACACGTATTCAATTATATGCTGATTATGAGGCAATGGATACAGATGCTATTTGTGCATCTGCACTTGATATTGTAGCAGACGAATGTACTTTACGAAATGAAAATGGTGAAGTATTACAAATTAGAAGTAGTGACGAAACAATTCAAAGAATTTTATACAACTTGTTCTATGATGTATTGAATATTGAATTCAATTTATGGTCATGGACAAGAAACATGTGTAAGTATGGTGATTTCTATCTTAAATTAGAAATTAGTGAAAAATTTGGTGTGTATGGTGTTATACCTTTTTCTGCTTATAATATTTTAAGAGAAGAAGGTTATGATCTGAAAAAACCACAACAGGTTCGTTTCAAATATGATCCATCATCACAAGCAACATCTCCATTAGGATATGTTCTATCAGCTCCATTAATGACTGATCCAGATGGTAAAGGTGTTTATTTTGATAACTACGAAATGGCTCACTTTAGATTATTGAGTGATTTTAACTATTTACCTTATGGTAGAAGTTATTTAGAACCAGGACGTAAATTATATAAGCAATTAGTGTTAATGGAAGATGCGATGTTAATCCATCGTATTGTTCGTGCCCCAGAAAAAAGAGTATTCTATGTTAACGTTGGTAACATTCCACCAAATGAGGTAGAAGGTTACATGCAGAAAATGATTAACAAGATGAAGAAAACTCCAGTTGTTGACCCTCAAACTGGTCAATATAACTTGAGATATAACATGCAGAACGTACTTGAGGATTTCTATATCCCAGTTCGTGGTGGTGACCAAACAACTAAAATCGATACTACAAAGGGTCTTGAATACGCTGCTATTGAAGACGTAACTTACCTTAGAGATAAACTTTTCTCCGCTTTAAAAATTCCTAAAGCGTATTTAGGCTATGAAGGTGAATTGAGTGGTAAAGCTACATTAGCGGCTGAAGATATTCGCTTCGCTCGCACAATTGAGCGTATCCAAAGAATATTGATTAGTGAATTAACTAAGATTGCTTTAGTACACTTATATTCTCAAGGATATGACAATGAACAATTGACAAATTTTGATTTATCATTAACAACCCCATCAATCATTTATGACCAAGAGCGTATTGAATTATTAAAATCAAAGATTGAACTTGCCGGTTCAATTATGGAAAATAATTTAATGCCTACTGATTGGATCTACAATAACTTACTACACTTATCAGAAGACCAAGTATCAGAAATTAGAGATTTACTTGCTGAAGATAAAAAACGTGAATTTAGATTTGAACAAATCAAAGCTGAAGGTAATGACCCAGTAGAATCAGGTCAAGCATATGGTACACCTCACCAATTAGCATCATTGTATGGTAAAGGTAGACAAACATCAAGAACAGATGTACCTAAAGGATATAGTGAAACTGATTCGGATTATCCTGAACAACCAATTCCTGGCAGACCTGAAAAAGGTGTTGATCATTACGACCAAGATAGCAATTTTGGACGTGATAGATTAGGTACACAAGATCTTAAAGGTAAAGGTAAAGATGGTGATGGTATGGACAAATACAACGCTAAAACTCGTGCAAATATTAATACAAGCATGAAGTTAGAAGCAGCAAATACCCAAGCCGTTTATCTCCAGAATAAAACTATGTTTGATAATATTAAATCTTCGCGAAAAGTTAACTTATTCGAGCAAAGTAATTTGTTAGACGAGGACAATATCCGCGAGGAAATCAAATAAATTAAATATTTATAATTAGTAGCGTTCTACATTATGAAAGTTAAACATAGTAAATTTAAAAATACTGGGATTTTGTTCGAATTATTAGTACGCCAGATTACGGCGGATTCGATGGCAAACCAAAATTCTAAGGCTTTAGGGCTTATAAAGAAATACTTTATGAACTCTGAGATGGCTAAAGAAAACAAACTTTACCAATCATTAGTTAATTCTGAACAATTAACTGAGCAAAAAGCTAACGTAGTAATATCAACAATATTAGACTTATCGTCGAAAATCGACAGAACTAAGTTAAATAAAGAAAAATTTAATTTAATTAGAGAAATCAAAACATCGTACGATTTCCAAGATTTCTTTAAAGCCAAAATTAATAACTACAAGACATTAGCTTCAATCTACGTATTATTTGAATCTTATACTGATAAGAAATTCAAAAATCCTGAAACAATTATTTCAAGTAAAATTAGCATTTTAGAGCATTTAACAAGAAGTAAAGACTCTGCTAATTTGTCTCCTATTGTAGAAGAATTTTTACAATTAGATAAAGCTAATCGTGTGTTAGTTCAAAAGGTAATGCTTGAAAAATTTAATAAAAAATTTTCTAAGTTAACCGACGAGCAAAAAGAAGTATTACGCGAATATATTCAAAGCGTTTCTGATTCAACTAAATTAAAGTCTTTCTTAGACGAAAAATTTAAAAAAGTAAGATTAGATTTACTCGGATTACAGAAATCAATTGACGAACCTGTAACTAAAATTAAGGTTCAAGAAGTTATAACACTAATTAATCCAATCTTGGAATCTAAGAAGATTAAAGATGAACAAGTATCAGCTTTACTTCAATATCAAGAATTAGTTAACGAACTTAAGCGAGTACATAATGCCTAAGATTAAATTAGTCAAGACAAAAACAAATGAGATGTCCGGAACCGGTGGTTCCGCATCTGCTACTTCGGGCACAGGTGCTCAATATGCTGCTCCAAAAGCATTTCCTAGAGTTGCTAAAGATTACAACAAAACTTTTGGAACACATTTTGCTCCATCTATTCCTAATCGTCCTTCAAAAGCAATTACATATAAAGAATTATGGGAAGACTTTAAAGTAGGAGATAAAGTAACTTATCTAGGACATCCAGGTGAAATTACTGCTGTTAATAAAGAAATGACTGGTGCTATTACATATAATGTTGCTTATGATAAAGGGACAGGTAGAACTAAAGCAACAAACATCTATAACAAAGGTGGTGAAATTAAACCATTAAAAGAAGCTGATACTTATGATTCTTTAAGAGGTATTTTAAAACAACTAGGTGCTGAAGAAGATTCTATTAAAGTGCTTTTAAAAGCAGTTGAAATGGGAGCTTTAAAACCATCTGAAGCTGTTGATATTATAAAGAAAACAGTTAAACGCGAAAGTACAGACGATGCCGATTATGATAGTGATACAACAGGTGGAGAAGGTTTACAAACACAAAATCCACTACCTGTAAAAGAGGGAACTTGGAAGCTAGGTAGTCCTGATGACATTAGAAATTTTATTAAAATTGTTAATCAAATAAAAGATAAATTTTATAATGTTGTTGGTGATGATGAAGTATTTGATGGTTTAGATAGAGCCGCTTCTCGTGCTGAGGAATTAATCCAATTAAAAAATATGGATAATCCACTTATCAGAGAAGCTCGTTATTCTGAATTTAAGAAAATGACTCAAGTAAGAACTCCTGGTGAGCAATTACACAGAGCAATTAGAGAGATTAGACGCAAAATCGACGAAATAAATAAGTTGGTTAGCTACACTGAAAAGATGAAAACTGAAATGAAATCTGATGTTAGTGAGGTTAATTATTTAAAAAGAACCAAAGAAGCATTAGCTAAAATTTCAGCTCGTATACAAGAAACAAGTAATAAAATTAAACGTTTAGTACAATAAGATGAAAACACAACTTAACGAAATTAAAAAAATGCAGCGTTTAGCTGGATTAATTAATGAAAATGAGGACTTTGAGGGTGAGGACTTTGATACTGGAGGGTATGTTGAAGCAATGCATCCTGATCTTTCTGATCATGTAGACGCAATTGTTAGAATTTTCCAAGAATGGAAAAAGGGCCCAATGACTGAACCGGGAATGGAAGGATATGCTAAAGATGATTTGATAGACTATATAACAGGCAAAATAAGAAACGCATAAAATGGCAAAGGCAAAATCAGCAGGTAGCAGCCAAAAATTAACATTTGGCAAACGCAAAACAGGTAGTGCACAAAAATCATATAACAAACACACTCCACGTCCTAAAGCATATCGCGGACAAGGTAGAAGCTAATATTTATATATATGACAACGAAAGAATTATACATAAAACATAAATCTGGTGAGGTTAGCAACCAGAAATTCTTATACGAAGTAAGACGTGATGCAAGGTTACCTTGGATTACTAACATGACTTCATATGAAGACGCAGTTAAAATCCTTAAAAACAAAGGTATCATCAACGAAGCCGATGGTAAAAAATATGGTGAAGTTGATGTAATAGCTAAGACTATTGATATGGTTAACCCATATGAATATTCTAAGGGTATGAACTACGAATTAGATATGGCTATGAATCCTGTTAGACAAGATTTAACTGAAGAAGAAGTATTAGCTGCTCAAAAGAAAGTATTAGATAATATTACTAAAGATGCTAACTATTATACTAAATTATACGCTGGTTTAAAACCAACTGAAAAAGTAGAAGGATATAGAGAAATTGAAATTGCAGGTAAAAATTTAGATAAAAATCTAAAGAAAGAAATGGAGGGCAGAAAAGCAGATGGTTATATTAAAAAAGAATTAAAAAAAGACGCTAAAGCAAACGTTAAAGATAATTTAGGTGATTCTGAAAAAGCACCTAAAAAACCAAAAGGTGTTAGCGAATTCAAAGATAAAGGTGTAAAAGGTACTTTCAAAACTATTAAAGAAGGTATTGAAGAAATTTTACGCGAAAAATTAGCTCAAAAAAAAGTAGATGAAGCTGTTGGTAATTTTGAACTTAAAAAATTAGCAAGAGAATTATATAGTGTTATTAAAAAAGTAAATGGAGTAACCGGTGTAAAAATCGTTACATCCGATATTAAAAATGCTGCTAGTGCTTTTCAAGCAGTATCAAAGAAAGGAAATACTTTTGCTAACGATGCTGTAATGGCTGAAATATTTGTAAATGAAGCCAATTCATTCATCAGTATTATACTTAGTGGTACTTCTAAAGTTCTTAATCCAGTAGCTAATGAAGTAAATAAGCAATTACAAGCTTTTGTAGGTAAAAATTACGCTGATCAATTAGATGCTCAATATGTTAAAGCTCCTAACGACAATACTATGTTAGGAATTAACGTTAAGTTTAAAAATAATCCCTCTGGAGTAAAAGAAACAAAACCAGTAGAAGAACACCATAACGATCCTAATTTTCCTGTAGTAAAAGGCTTATATGACTTATTAGACGCAATCGTAGCTGATTGGGGTAAGGAAGACTTATACCATGATGTAGAAGATGT